TATAGAAGTCAGGAAAGTATCTATGAACTCGATTATCAACAGGAGAACGATATGGTAGTGCAATTTCTTCACTTCCCCATTCAAGTATTTTCTCATTCTTGTCACAATAAACCATGAATTTTCTCTCCCAAAGTGACCTATAAATGATGTTTGTAGGATCGCCTTTATACTTTCTGGGATAGGAAGGATAATATTTTCCTTTATATGACATAAATAGAAATAACAATCATACTTATTTAGAGTGGCAGATACACTAGTTAGACCATATAATATGTCGATTGCTAATCGTCTGATGGGACCTTTAGCACAAACTAATCATTTTTTGGTTACAATATCATCATTAACACCTGAAGTTGAAAGTTATCTTCAATCTTTTACAAGAGCTTCAGATATGAGAAGATTTTTGTCAGAAAGGTCTGGTATTTTGTGTAGTGATGCATCATTACCTACTACTTCATATGCGACAGCAGAGGTAAAGGATAATTTCATGGGTATTCCTCAACAGTTTGCTCATACAAGAATCTATACTGATATTGATTTTACTTTTTACGTTGATGAAGATTATACAATACTTAAAGTATTTGAAGGATGGATGGAGTACATTGCAAGTGGAGCAAATCCATTGATGCAACAACAAACAAAGTCATATTATCGTAGGATGAGATATCCTGATTCATATAAATGCAATACTTTGTATATAAACAAATTTGAGAAAAACTTTAAGAGAACGATGAGATATCAATTTATCAATGCTTTTCCAAAAGGTATGTCATCTGTTCCAGTCAGTTATGGAGCTGCTGATATATTAAAAGTTACTGTATCTTTCAATTATGACCGCTATATATTAAGAGGTTAAAATACCCATATAAATAATTTTAATGAATTGAAACATTATGCCATTACCTAAGATTAATACTCCAACGTATGAATTGACCTTACCATCGAACGGAAAGAAAATAAAATACAGACCATTCTTGGTGCGTGAGGAAAAAATTCTCATTATGGCACTAGAAACTGAAGATCAGAAACAGATTACTGATGCAGTGATTCAGATTCTTTCATCATGTATAGTGACAAGAGGAGTTAAAATTGAAAAACTTGCGACTTTTGATATTGAATATCTTTTCTTAAATGTTAGATCCAAGTCTGTGGGTGAAACAATTAAAGTAAATATAATATGCCCTGATGATGAAAAAACATCAGTTGAGATACCCATTGATTTAGATTCAATTAAAATTAAAAAGGATAAGTCTCATACAGACATTGTGAAACTTGATGATACTTTATCAATGAAATTAAAATACCCATCTATGAAACAGTTTATAGAGAGTAATTTTGAAGCTGGTAAAGAAACCATTACTAATACTATGGAAGTGATTACATCATGTATTGACATAATTTATAATGATGAGGAAAGTTGGAATGCATCCGAGTCAACTCAAAAGGAACTTGAGGAATTTATAGATCAATTAGATACTAAACAATTTCAAATAATTGAAAAATTTTTTGATACTATGCCTAAATTATCACATAAGGTAAAAGTGATGAATCCTAAAACAAATGTAGAATCGACTGTATTGTTGGAGGGACTGGCAGCTTTTTTCAATTAGGTATGGCTCATACGAATCTAGAGTCATACTATAAGATAAACTTTGCATTGATTCAGCATCATAAATACTCATTGACTGAGATTGAAAACATGATCCCTTGGGAAAGGGAAATATACATATCATTACTTCAGCAGCACATTGAGGAAGAGAACTTAAAATCGCAACAAAGAAATGGATAAAACATCTCCCGTCTTTGAAAATTTTGAAAATAAAATGGCTGCCATGAGTGGTGGTCCTAAGATCAATAGGAGTACCTTTAAGATAGGTTCATCTAATCTAACGGAGAGAGTCGCCAATAATGAGAAGAAAATAACTACGTTAAAGAATATATTTAAAGCACAGAGAATACAGATAGGTGAGAAATTAACACCGAAGGTAAATGTATTAGAAGAGTCATTAATAAGAACAAATGCAATCATAACTGATGTTGCAGCACAATTAGAGAAAGATTTTAGTCAAAGATTAGATGCACAAAAAGCTTTGCTTGCAAAAGAGAAGCAAAATAAATTAGATGATAAACGACAGGACAAAGAAGGTAGGATAGAGGCAGTAAAGGTTGCTAAATTTGTTAAATCAACTGCAAGCACAGTAACTAAACCTTTTAAAAATATTTTTGATAAGTTACTAGATTTTGGAAAATTATTCTTAGCAGGTGTTGGAGTTAATGCATCTTTAAAATGGTTATCTAATCCTGAAAATCTTTTGAAGTTTCAAAAAATGCTTGACTTAATTGTGGAAAGACCATTAATTAGTTTGGCAGCGTTTGGTGGTGCAGCATTAATTATTTCTACAGTAATAAGTAAGATCATTGGTGGATTTAGAAAGGTAATATTTACATTATTAAATCCAATGACATATGTGGATTTATTTTCAGGTAAGACATTTAGAAACTTCTTGCCTAAGATGCAAAAGTTAATTAATAAGGCTGGTAAAAACACCATGAAGGGTGCTTTATTGAAAAAAATTGCAACAACAGGAGTTAAGAAAACTGGAATTAAAGCATTAGGTGCTTTACCTTTAATTGGTAATTTTATTGATGTTGGTGCTGCGATTTATAGATTTAGTAAAGGTGATGTAGTTGGTGGTTTCTTATCATTAGGTAGTGCAATTCCTGTTTTGGGATGGGGTGTTGCTGCGATTGATATTGCAAGAGAGTTTGGTGCATTTGAAGGTTCAATTCTACAGAAGCACCAAAAAACTGAAAGTAAAGCTATTGGTGGAAATGTTACAGCTGGAACATATTACAGAACTAATGATGGTCCTGACGGAGCAACAGAATATTTCAAACCTCGCATGGCTGGTACAATATTAACTCCAATACAAGCTCAGAGAGAATTTAATTATGCAAGAACTCAAACAAATAATTTTGGTACTGGTCCAAGAATAACTAACGTAAAATTACCACCAGAATTTGTTAAAAAATCAGTTCCACAAACTAAACCAGGTGGAAGTACTGAAACTACACCTTTCTTAGAAACAACAGATTCTGGTAATCATTTCATTGCTGAACGTATTGCATCAATTGGAGGTGTTGCATAATGTCGGTTGAAGATAGAGCAAAGGAATTAAATTTTTTAGCAGAAAAGATAAGAGGTTCTTTTACTAATTTTAATTCACAATTCAAATCAATATCAAATAAAAGAATTAGGTTAAAGAGAAATATAGCAGAAAGAAAAGAGAGAAATGCAAAATTAAAAGCATCATCATCCTCATTTGGTAAATCAGTTGATAGTGTAAAATCAAAAGTTGTATCAGGTCCTAGTAATATACTAGGAAAAGTTCTTGGATTCGCATCACTATTATTATTTGGTGTTACACTTGCCAATATCTTTAAAGTGGATAAAAAACTTGATACTGAAACAGAGGCAATGAAAGAAAAATCCGACAATACTGGTAATTTTATTACAGGTATGGTTGATGGAGTGAAGGGTTTTATAGGTGGTTTTGGTGGAATGTATAAAAAAGTTGATAAAGTCTTTGATGATGTAGATGATAGTTTAAAAGATGCTCAAGGTGAATTGAGTAAATTTGAAGGTGAATCTGGTAGTTTAGATAATTTTGATTTAAAAAAGATTTTAACAAATTCAAAAGCAGATGACGATGATGACGATGATGAATCTGAAGACGCTGGTGTAGATTCTAGATTTAAAAAACAACCTACTAATACATTAAGTAGAGATGGTAAAACAGATCAAAATGCAATTAAAACTAGAGATGAATTTGCAAAACAAGGTATTGAAATAACAAAAGAAAGAAAATTACGTCCTGGTGAACAAGCGAGAATAGATAAAGCTGAGGATTTTTTAGATGTGCTTGATAATAGAAATAAAGATATCAGTGATTTTAATGTTACACCATCATTTTCTAACGAATTTGAAATTGATGGAAAAAAATACAGTGGTGAAGT